TAGATACGCTCGCGTGCCATCAGGGCGAGAAACTTGTCCATTTTGTTTCATGCTTTCATCTCGTGGGTTTGCGTATTTGACTAAAGAAACTGCAGAGATGCACGGATTGCACCCACACTGCGATTGCATAGTTGTTCCTGGTAAAGATGGTAAGACAAAAATTAGCGGGTATGATCCAGATGGGATGGCAAAAAGATTTAGACAATGCCAAAATACAGTTGGAGTTAAAACTGTTAATAAGCTCAATCGCAAGCAGGTATTTAAAGAGATTGAAACTCGTGATTGGGAGTGGCTATATACAGGAAAAACCCCAGAAGTTTCTTATGCTACTAACACATTGAAACATTCTATCGAGCAAAAAACACCATGGGAAAAAAGAACAGCTGAAAGACTAGCTAAACATGGGATTACTCCAAATTTTCAAATAGATTATAAATACATTAAAGAAAACGGGGCTAAAACTCGTAAAGGATTAGCAGATTTTAAAAATGGAGTAGAAATTAAAACCCCAATGAGTTCAAAAAACCCATACGGGGCGACAATTAATTATTTTAATAACAC